ATCTACAAGGGTGACAACAATGTCTCTGACCATATCCAATTTTATAATGGCACCACACGGGTTGGTGAGATTGGGTGTGAAGACGATACATGGCTAAGAATCAATCAGGAAACGGCAAAGAACATCTATACGCCACGGTATATGCGAGCAGATAGCGGGTTTTATATAGGCGCTGACAACAGACTTACGAATGGCACTAATTACATTAATGCTACTTACGGCTCCACTGGCGCAGGAGGCATGCGTCTTTATGATTCAGGCGGAGTTATTCAGAGTTACTGGTATGGCGATGGTAACGGAGAAGGCGGCCTACTAGACAACGATGGAAACTGGTTTGTCCGAGCTAGAACAGGTTCAAACAACAATTACATTTACTGCAACAACAATCCCGAGGTATTGATCTACACGAGCTACTGCCTTGCTCCGGGGTCATTCAGATCGCCTATCTTCTATGACTCAGATAACACTGCGTATTATACCAACCCTGCCTCAACTTCAGTGATGAACACCATCGATCTTGAAGGGACTATGCGTCACAACGGTGACACCAACACTTATATTCAATTCCATGCGGCTGACCAATGGCGTGTGGTAACAGGTGGCACTGAAAGGCTTGAGGTCAACAACACGAACACCACTGTGGCGAACAATCTGGTAGCCAGAGGTGTGCCAAGATCTGCGGCCACTGGCTTGCATACTTCAGCGGCAACAATGTTCACGCTTCCTGCAAGGAGCTTTGCGTTCTTGTATGGAAACGCAAACATTGATGCAAGTGGAAGCGGTGTTAGCTTTGTGACCGATGGGGCGCAAGGCGACAGTATGTCAACGACATCACAGTCAGGAAACGGCACATGGATTCTATTCAACGAAAACCTGACCACAGATCGATCAATCAGATTGAACAGTGGTGCTATTCGTTGGATGGTAATTAACGACTAAAGGGGATTTATGTTTAATCAAGTATTTTCATCAAGTTTCAAGAAGGGGGCGGTTGATCTATCTGACGAGGAGCTACGTCTTGTGTTAACTGGACTAGCTGAGCTTCCCACAAAGATGTCCATCAATCTGTTCTTGAAATTAGACGCGATACTGAAGGCGCGGCACGACACAAGAAATCAGCCAGAGCCAGATCAGCCTGAAAGCGAGGAAGATAATGGCGATTAAATACACTTGGAAGATCGTCCGAATCAAGACAACGAACACCGATTCGTTTGAGAACGCTATCGTCAACACCTATTGGCAAAAGATTGGTTATGACGATGTTTCAGGCGTGACTGGTTATTTTGAGGGCGCGACTCCATTTGATGCAGATCAGATCGATCCAAATAACTTCACTGCGCTAGACCAACTGACAGAAGATATGGTTCTTGGCTGGGTGAAGAATCTTGTCACTGGTGATTATGCGGCTCACGTTGACGCTGAGATACAGCGAGAAATCAACGACAAGGCTGAGATCGTGACTGAGGTAGAAGAAGACGACTTGCCTTGGAAGGCTGAGTAATGCTTGGCTTTGGCTCTTACTCGCAATTTGCTTACTCTGAGGAGAAGTCTGCTCAGACGTTTGAGGTTGCGGTAACAGTCAGTGTTTCATCAAGCACATCGGTTACAGCAGAGCGAGAGCAAAGCGCATCTGCACTGGTTTCTGCATCATGCTCAACATCTGCACAGGCAAGGCGTGTCCCACTTGGATCTGCGCTAATCAATGGCACGGCAACCACATCAGTCAATACGACTGCGAACGGTGCGAGGGTCAGAGAGTCATCAGCGACATCTTTACCGACAGCATCCTTTGCCTCAGAAGTGGTGCGTGTCAGGGAAGGCGATGCGAATCCATCTGGAACCGCAAGCGGAACAGCTAACAGCGTATTTGTTGTCAGCGCAGACGTTACGATCACAGCGGCATCGTCAAACACAAGTGGCGTTGAGAGGGTCAGAGAGGCCACAGGAGCGTCTTCTTGCTCATCAAGCAACACTTGCTCCTCTGAGAAGATATTCCAGTCTTCAGCAGAGTCATATTCGCCTTCAACAATCAGCGTTGCGACATCGTGCATATTTGTCGGTGCGCCACAGGTAGACGCACTATCATCAACGACTTCTGTACCTGAGAGAGTGAGAGAAGGTTCATTACTCTCAGAGCCAACATCTGTTGTCGTAGCCGTAGGGCGCGAAAAATGGGAAAATATCGCAGAAGGTGCTGAAACATGGTCAGATATCGCAAAAGGCGATCAAGATTGGTCAGAGATCAGCAAGGGAAGTGAGACTTGGACAGCGGAGGCATCTGCCTCAACAACATGGGAATCAATAGCAGTCGGCTCGACAGATTGGACTGAGGCGGCATAGAGGATCAAAAATGGCAGATACTACGACAACCAATTATTCGTTCACCAAACCAGAGGTTGGAGCCAGTGAATCCACATGGGGGACGAAACTCAACCAGAACTGGGATGATCTCGATTCAGACCTGAAGGCCGTTGCAGATCTCGCAGGAATCAACGAGAACACTGCTGAGGCAAGCATCGATGGCTCAGACCTGATTAACGTATATGACGTATCAGCAGGGGCGGTTAGGAAAGCGACAATTACTAATGCGGCATTAGTTGGCCCGACTGGCCCTACTGGTGCAACAGGACCGACTGGACCGACTGGACCCACGGGAAGCCCCGGACCAACCGGACCCACTGGGCCGACTGGCCCGACAGGCCCGACAGGTCCAACTGGGCCAAGTTACGATACCGCGACAACAGGCCTCACCACATCAGCAGGGACAATGTTCACAATGGGTCCAAAAGCAGTGGCTTACCTTTATGGAACTGGGCCAGTAAAAGCGAGTGGAACTGGGGTCCATTTTGTTACTGATGGCGCACAAGGAGATTCTCTGAGCCTGACATCGCAATCTGGTGGCGGCACATGGGTTCTATTTAATGAATCAGCGAGCAATAGAACAATATCGCTAGTGTCTGGATCAATACGTTGGATGGATATCAACATTGCGTAACATCTGGCAACTATGGGATCGCGGATTCGATCAAGAGTCCTGCGATTTCATTTGTAATGATTTGGTCAGCCAGACGCAACAGGCGACTATTGGAGTAGCGGGTTCGGATGTTAATGAGTCCATACGCAGTAGCAGAGTCCAATGGCTTACAGACAATGAGTGGCTCAGGAATCGCCTGTGGGATTACATCCGCATGGCAAACGATAATGCATTTGATTTTCACCTTCACGATATAGAGAACATTCAGTACACCGAATATCACGCTGATGATGAAGGCCATTACGACTGGCACATCGACACATTCTGGGACGCAGATCAGAAGTATGATCGGAAACTGTCATTGACGATTCAATTGTCAGATAATGATGAATACGAAGGCGGTGACTTTGAGTGCGAGATTGAATCACCAAACAATCGCAATAAAGGCTCAGTGATCGTCTTTCCTTCCTACATCAGGCATCGCGTCACCCCGGTGACTAGCGGTGTGAGAAAGAGCTTGGTTTGTTGGGTCAACGGCCCTAGATGGAGATAGCATGGCACTGATACCACTAAAAATCCCGGCAGGGCTGTATCGTGTCGGTACTGATTACGAGTCAGCAAATCGTTGGTTTGACGCAAGCCTAGTCAGATGGAAAAACAATTCACTGCGTCCGATTGGTGGTTGGTCAGAGCGTGATGATCTTTCAGCATCATTCACTGGTGTTCCACGGGCGGCTCACGCATGGAAGGACAATAGCGGAGATGCAAACCAAGTGTATGGGTCTGCTTCTGAACTTATTTATGTGAATGCGGGTGGGGTGGCGACAGATATCACGCCATCTGGATTCACCACTGGTAATGATGATGCGTCAATCAATACAGCGTATAGCGGTGGGTTTTATGGCACTGGCTTGTACGGCACAAAGCGGATTGGGGCAAACTCTTTCCAAGAGGCTGATACATGGTCATTGGATAATTGGGGCGAATACTTAGTCGGCTGTTGTACATCTGACGGCAAGCTGTATGAGTGGGATCTCAATATAGCGAATAACGCGACACAGATAACTAACAGCCCAACAAGCTGTAAAGGTCTTGTGGTCACTGAGGAGCGATTCATTTTTGCCCTTGCATCTGGAGGTAATCCTAGAAAGATCGCTTGGTGCGACAGAGAAGACAACACGCTGTGGACTCCTGCGGCAACTAACGAGGCGGGTGACATCGAGCTACAGACCAGTGGCGAGATCATGACTGCTTTGCGTGTGCGTGGCCGTACAGTAATCATTACGACAGTAGATGCGCATATTGCCACATACCAAGGTCCTCCCTATGTGTATGGATTTGAGCGCATCGGGACAGCCTGTGGAGTGGCCTCAAGAAAGTCTGCTGTTGCAGTAGATCAGGGCGCGTTTTGGATGGGTAAGCAGTCGTTCTATGTGTTCGATGGTTCTATTGCGAAAAACATGCAATGCGATGTGTATGACAAGGTGTTTGGCGACATCAACCTGAACCAGATCAGTAAAGCATTTGGCGTTCATAACAGTGAGCATAATGAGGTGTGGTGGTTCTACCCTTCAGGTGGGTCAACAGAGAACGACAGATACGTCACCTATGATTATGTGCAGAACTATTGGAGCTTTGGCGAAATCGATAGGACTTGCGGCACTGGGCAGGGTGTATTCCAGAACCCTATCTGGCTAGACGCTAGCGGTATTTCGTATGACCACGAGCAGATCGGAGTAGCCCACGGCAGTAGCACTCCATTTGCTGAAACGGCTCCAATATCACTTGGTAATGGCGATTCAATCATGAAGGTCAATCAGTTGATCTCTGATGAGGAAGTCAATGGTCAGGTGACTGTTGACTTCAAGACGCGATTCCATCCAAACGATACAGAGCGAGAGTATGGCCCATACACTCTAACCACTCAGCCGACATCTGTCAGGTTTAGCGGAAGGCAGATCAGGATGCGCGTAGAGGCGGCAACGAATGAAGATTGGCGCGTTGGAACAATGCGAGTCAACGCAGAGGCGGGTGGTAGACGGTGAGTGAATTACCTCCTGCCCCACTTGGGCCAAACTGGTCTTCTTGGGGT